CCGAAGGAACGGCTGTGTTTTTTGTAGTTAAAAACAAAGCTTAAAAACTGTCTGATATTTATCTCAGACACAGGGCTTGTATACTCCCTGTTTACCGTGATATTATCTCACGTTACCACATAGGCAGTGGCTTACTGATTTTTATGTAAAATCAGAAACTGGCATCCTATTTATCGGAGCCGCCGCAGGCTTAGTGACTTTATGTAAAGGCACAAACTGTTGATTATTTATCATCAACACCCGAAGGCTTTATCTGCACTATATGGGCAGCACATAAGGTCAATCATAAGGGTGGTTCATCTTCCTCATCATTAACCTGCTCTTCCGAAGTTGATTTAACTGATCTCGCCAACCTGAACTCTCCGGGTTGCCATTCAATACATCCTCTCAATAACCTCACCTCAATTTACCCTCGGGACTCCACACGATCGTTTAACAGACATCTATATGCATCATTAAGATGGAACTTGTCAACAGCTGTCATACACTAGGCAACAAGAGTCGAAGTTTTTTTTGGAAATGCATATTTCACTAGAGACCAATTACGTCGTGGTTCCTCAGCCTTAACAGCCTACCATCCACCTTGAATAGCTCGAGTGTAAGGGTTTGGTTCGGTGGTCATGTAGCTTGTCAGTTGGACGCGCATAAACATTGAAGTAATATACACGTCCTCACGAAGTTCACCTGTATTTATATGATCGAGATTCATATGAATAGCACCATTGTGATATTCCATAGAACCCACTAACTTATCATAATCTTCGGTATGCATCCGATGAGCGAATGCAGCTTCCTCTGAAGAATACTCCTCTCGCAGACCAAGTTTATACCGTCGCTCTGCGCAGAATTCCTTAGACATCAAATCATAGTCCAAAGTCGCCCAAGATTTTATCATTTTCAAGCGAATAGCCATTAATCGTCGAGAGAGTGGCTAATTTGATGTCGCTTATAATGACATAGCTGCTAAATAATGCGATTCGTCAGTAGTTACCTTCGGTGTCCTCATCGTGTTTGTTAATATCAATTTGCTAATCATTCTGAGCACAACAACCTTGTTGTTGATAAAAGCAATATCACGTGACAACATGTTACCACGTTGAAAACCAACAGATGGCTTCTTGCCCACAAGGCCCAAACCATGCACCGATGGCATATTGGTACTGGCGTATATCCTTGACATGGCAATAACATGTTCATCTCTTTTTTAACTGTCTTCAAACATTGTGAGTAAATCATCACCTGCCATGGCTGCATGTTGTTCTTTACGAAACAATTACAATAACTCCGACATCGTCAAAGTTGGATTCCGCAAATAATAGGGGAAAATATTGTAAAATATGTTTCTTAATGTACCGTAGTTCGAAGTGCATGTTGGATGGCCAGAATAGGTAGTACCTATTAAATAGCCAATCACAGCGAAAAGGAGTATGTTCTTAAACTGTATTTGTTTTTTAAATCTAAGCTATGTATTACCAAGATAATAAAAAACTTCTTAGATGTCCACATCACCCCCAAACAAATTACGTCTCCGTAATTCAGATGACAAACAATAGTCAATAAGGACTCGAAGAAATTTATGTTGTGTAGCATCATAGTTACTGTAATCCAATTCCATAGTGTACATCCACTCCTCGAGTCGTCTGAAATGTAATTATATCTCTATTTCGGTCTTCCCTAAAAACATTTCAGGAAAAATTCGTTTCAAACGTTTCATTATCTACCATGATAATGCACCAACCCTGGCTTTGACAGCTGTTGGTGGATTAGCTAACATGCGAGTCTTCATAACCCATCTAGTTGATAAACGATCTTTAAATTTATGTGGATGGTTTTCGCCGTGCTTGCAATTCAAGTCGAACCTATCGGAACGCCGAATTGGCTTATCCCAGGCACGTCTATACATGTTAGCTTTGTTAGTGTCAGTTTAGGCTATATGTGTCAAATAGAGCTATTTATCAACGATTATCGGGCCTTGTTATTATATGCGGTCTGCTATATAATCGATGAATTTACTAGCACAATCTATCAGAGGTTCCTTCAATTCTGGGTCAATTTCAACACGTGCTGAGGTTTGTCTCTGTAACGATTGAAACCAATTCACCAGGCAAGTCTGCTGCGTGCACATCTTCAATTACAACTAAGGGTCATA